CCATCCGCTATTAGGTTCTCCTGGGACATAAAATTCTAAAATCATTTGGTCAAAATCTAGGTTCTTATATATCCAATCAGAAACTTCAGCGTTATCTTTACCTGGACATTCAAAATCAACGGCTTCTGCTTTACAATGCTGTGAATTAATAGAGCTTCCAATAGCTAAACATAGCTCAGGGGAACGATAGCCGCTAGTAATCGTCACTGGACCGAAATGATCTCGTACTGGCTGCAAAATATTTTCACACAGTAATTTTAATTTTTCAATTTGATTAGCATTAGGATTGTTATCAATACTTAATCGTACAGCAGTGTCCGATTTAATTAACTCTTGTAGAGTAAAGTTCCTTGAAAGGTTCATTATTCAAATAATATTTTTTTAATACTTATACTACCATCAATATTTTTTTCAAGTTCTGCTTTTGTTACCATACATTGATAAGATGTAGTATAACTACGATTTCTTTCAGCAATTCTTTTAGATTTTAAACATTCAGACATATCTGATTTATATCTATATTCAGATATTTCATTGTTTACCAACATAATTAAAGCCACAATGGTTTCTATCATTAATGTGTTCCATTACCATTTGCAAATTTAATATCTCTTGTTGCATCTTTTAATTTTTCAATATCTTTTTTTAATTTTTCAATTTCATCAGTGTGTTGTTTTAACATTATCCCTGTGTGTACATTTGCTTCTAGCATTTTTTGCATCTTTTCAATCTGTGTTGCTTGCCATTCTAATATCATAAATTGTTCTTGATCAATTGGTTTTTGAACGGATGCTTCTAATAAATCTTTTTCAAATAATTGATTTTTAGTTTCTAATTTATTAAGTCTTTCAATAACACCAAATGCAAACCATGCACCTACAACAATAGCCGCAATCAATCCAATTAAATTACGTAATGGAAGACCAATACTAGTGTTTTCGTTTATTTTCATTTTTACTTTTCCTTGTAAAAAATTTTTCTATTCTGAAAAAGAACATATCTATTCCACCAAAAATTTTGTACATCATTCTATCAAACATTAAATACCCTGTAATCTTGGATCGTTAGAAGTAATATTTTTAGTTGCTTTTGGTCTTGCTATAGACTCTTTACTTCTTTTACGAAGTTGAGCTTTTGCAGATTCTTCTTTTCTTTTATCTTCTTGTTGTTTTTTTAAATCCCATTTAAAATTCATTTGTCCTCCTTTGGTTCTATTTCATAGAACATTTTGTCCGTATCTTCTGTAACCCAATCTGAGCCTTCACAATCCCAAACTGTATTTTGGACTTTATAATCAGGCCAGCTGTCATCAGTAGTATAACTATTAATGTGCCACAAAATACGATTATTAGGCTGAGCTGCATAATTCCCGTTATTAAGAGCCAATATATGCGCACACTTATGTTCTTGAGGAATTTCACTATGCTCAACATTTAATATATTAGTCTCTGGGTGTGCCCAGTCAATAGTAAAAAGATATTGTCCATGGTAAAATTTCTTATCTTTTCCTAAGAATTTACCTTCTACGTTAGCCAACCAATCAAAACAATGAACAGAAGGCCAATAACTAAAACAGTTCCACAACTGTAACTCGTCAACCGACATATCCGGCACTTCGGTTCTATCATAACGTTTTTGGAAAAACGCTGAGATAGGCAATCTATAAAAGACCGCACCATTTGGCAACATAACGTGAAATAATAAGGCACGTCCTGATATACTTGCCATACCAAAGATGACACAGTCTTGCTCACCTTTTTTATCCATGTCCATATCATACAAATATTCGGTACGAATTTTGCAGTAAATAGGTGGTATATTCGCGTTAAGGTAGGCCATACTTTAATCCTTATATTATTGTCATCCATAAATATCTCCCCAGTTTTCTCCTGACTCATAATCAACTTTATTGGGTACCTCTAGTTTAACAGCATTTTCCATAATCTCAATAATTTTATTTGCATGTTCTGGAGACTCTACTGATAAATCTAATTCATCATGAATTTGTATGTGTGCTACAATACCTTCTTTATATAAATCAACCATTGCTTTTTTAGTCATATCTGCAGCACTACCTTGAATTAATTTATTTAAAGCTTTGTAAAGATAAGCTCTTTTAATCCCTGGTCCGTGTTCCCTGAGTGCTTCTTCTTGAGGCAATGCTTTATGCATACCAAACATATTTGGTTCCCATAAATGAAACCTACATAATCTACCTAGCAACGTTCTAATTTGACCTTGATCCTGAGCTCTATTTGATGCAGAGTTCATTAGATGTTTAACAAAAGGTACCTTTGCATGATACTGATTAAATAATTCATCTGCTTTTTCTTTTGTTACACCAAGTTCTGCTTGCAGTTTAGTTTTACCCATACCATAAAACAAACCTAAGTTAATTGTTTTAGCTTGTGATCTAGGTATCTCTGCCATGTCTGCTACAATCTGGTGAAAGTCTGTATCTGTATTTTCATTATACGCATCAACAACATCATACACCGATGGAAATTTTTCTAGTGATGCATAATGTACAACCAATCTTGGTTCTTGTTGTGAGTAGTCAAAACAACCCCAGGTACAATTCTCTTCTGGTAAAAATAAAGATCGTATCATAGGTCCTAGATCCTTGTTCCGTGCTGGAAGTTGCTGTAAGTTTGGATTACTATAACTGAATCGTCCTGTTACAGTACCACCTTGATCGGATCTTATTTGATTGATGTCAGCATGAATTCTACCTTTATGTTCATATTTAATAATAGTATCAATAAAAGTTGTGTGTGCTTTATTAATCTCTCTTGCTTGTGCAATTTTTTGAACTAAAGGATGTGTATGTTCAGCTAAAAAATTTTTAGTAAAAGAGGGTGCTTTTATTTTTTCAGAAACAGAATATGGTAAATTTAATTTATCAAATACTTTTGCAATACTTCTTGCAGCCCATATCTGTGGTTCAATACCTGTTTCTTTTTGTACTTCTAATAATAATTGTTCTTCTTGAGATTGTAGTTGAGTTTTTAATTGTGAAGCTCTCTCTGCATCTACTCGTACACCTTTAAATCTCATGTCTACTAGACATGGAAATAAATCTGTTTCTAAATTAAAAATAGATTCTACATCTTGTTGTATGATTTCTGTTTTAAATTTTTGCCATAACTCTAAAGTTAACTCAGCATCTTTTTCTGCATAAGCTCCAACATACATTGGTGGTAACTTCCACATATCTGCTTTTGGATCAAGTCCTCTAGATTTTGCTTCATCACTTAAAGCAGTTTCATTTTTACCATGACCTAAATAGTCCCAAGACAATGCATTTAAAGAATATGCAAATCTATTCTCATTAATTAAACTTGCTGCAATCATGGTATCTACTATTAAACCATTGATTTTTATACCTAAATTACGTATCCAACATACGTCATACATAGCATTGTGAAAAATTTTTATGGCTGGACAAGCCATAGTATCAGCAAACCATGCTAATACTTTCTTACGATCCATGTTGCTCCCTGATCCGTGAGCAATTGGAAAATAAAATTTTCTACCAGCAACAGCTATAGCAATACCAATTACTTCTCCATTACCTATTACAGACCCAGAACCTTTTGTGATAAGATCAGGATCTCTAGTTTCTAAGTCAATTGCTATTTCATCATAGGACCTTAAGTCAGGAAATTCTTCTGGTTCTATCCATTCTGTTTGTGCAGTAAATATAGGTACTCTCATTATATTTTTTCTTTTAATGAATCTAGATATTCTTGATCTTCTTTATCTAAATCTTCTTGTTTCTTTTTACCAAAAATTTCTTCCCAACGTTTTTTATAATTGTCATTAGGAGGTCGAGACTTACCGTCCCATTGTCTACCTTTTTCTTTTGCCATCTGTATCTCTTGTCTTTTTAATTTCTAATTCACAATAATGAATTATTTTTTCTAGATCTTCTATGCCGTTTTTATTTTTATAACGACATACATATTTAATAACATTTCCCTGAAAGAAACTCAAGTCGTTCTTAGAAATAAACTCATAGGGTTGTATGTGAAAATCTTTGTAGTGACTTCCGCCTATCTGCTTATCTTGTGGAAATATTTTTTCCATATCATCTTTATGTGTCATATTTTTCTCCTTTATAATGTGGTAGTTGTTGATTTAACGGGGTAATATAATACTTGGGAATTGAGGCCCCGAACCAACTTCGTTCGTTAGAACTTGAAGCTACCACTCTCCACGGAAACTGTCCCTCTATCCCGTTCTGTTTAAAACTACAAAGAATAACCATAACGTTCCTTCTTTGGTTTTAATAAGTATAGGCTTTCTTTGGCTCTAGTTGAGCCAACATACCAAACTCTATGTTCTTCATCTGCTTTATCAATATTATTTTCTACAGATTGTCTAATTTTTCTAGCGTTATCTAATACTAAAATAACATTTTCACACTCACCACCTTTTGCTGCATGAATAGTAGACACTTCTATTCTTGGAGGTTGTGATAACTTATCTCCATTAGATAACATTGTTCTTATATAAAAACATTCATCCTGGTCTGCTCTTGTAAATAAATTATACCAAAGCGCATCTTTACCATAACCAAAATCATCCATGTTATAATATTGTTTATTTTCTTTAAATTTAAAAAAAGGATTGTCTGGTAAATATTCATGTATTTCTTTTGCATCTGCTAGATTAATTGAATTACCTTTACATAATTCACTAAAGTTTAGTATCGCTTTATATAATCTTACATTGTAACTCTTGCCAAACCTATCTTTAAAATATAAATTATTTGATTTTAATTGTTTGGATATTTCATCAGATCTATAAGTGGTTCTAGTTAGTATTAACCAATTATCTTTTGTTAAATCAATATGTTCAATATTATAAATAAATTCAACATTTCCAGCTGATCCTTTTTTTGGAAAATATTGTTTTTCTTTTCTAGTTTCTATTCTACTAACAATAACGTTAGCTAAATCCTGTATGTTTTTTGGTACTCGATTTGAATAAGGTAATACTATTTCTTCTGCTGGTTCATTTATAAATCTATTAACATCTGCTCCAGCCCAGGCAAAGATTGCCTGATCGTCGTCTCCTGCTAAATAAATATCTTTTGATTTTTCTTTTAATACATCAAACATCATCCATTGTATTGGAGATAAATCTTGAGCTTCATCTATAAATACTACATCAAACTCTTTACATTTTTCTTTTTCATTTACAAACTTTGTAATCATGTCATTAAAATCATAAAGGTTGTCACCTTTAAAATGATTATAATTTAAATAGATATGTCCTAAAGTTTCATAATCAATTTCATTACTCCATTCATTTGTATTAAATTCTTCTTCAGGAGAAATATTTTTTACTTTTGCTTTATTTATAAGTTTAAAATACTCACTATTAAAATTTAAATAACCAGACCCATCTCCAGTATCTGTAACTCTTAAATTTAATTCCTTACCTATTTGTTCATAATGTACTGGTTGTAATACAGATTCTTCACTCATACCTAATGTGTGAAAAGCAAATGAATGTAGTGTTTGAAAATATATCAAATCTTTTTTATCTAATTCAGGATTTCTTTCTAACATTCTATCCTTAGCTTCGTTAGCTGCTTTTCTAGTAAATGCAAAATAACCTATTCTATTTAAAGAA